ATGTGGGTATATCGAAATTAAGGTATTGGATGCATTTGTGAAGGGAGGAAATAAATTCTTTGTCATTATGGTATTCAAACCTCGGTGGACCAAAACCTAGGCTTTTAGCCCAGGCGATAATGGCGTTCTCTGTCTTCTTTTTTGCAATCGGATTCGGAAAGAATGTCCCCAATACAAATGCTATTAGAGCTATCGTCAAATACTTTATAACTATAATTTTGTTCAATAGGATTTTGTTCATTATTATCATAACATTTACATTGATTTAATAAACAGCATCCAGCTGTTAATTTGTTAATACAATTGATCAGAATATGATGTAACAAAGTATGCTTAATATAGTTATATGAAGCAAAATATATATAGAAGTAGTTATCATTCTTGATGATCGTTCATCCAGTAAATCTACTCTTAATATAGTAGCTACAATCCATTTAGATGCATTTTCAATAGCATTTAAATAAATAAGAATATAGTATTGTGCTTTTAGATAAGCAGCAATTATAAAGGTTTTTAATTTTTCCATATTCAAATATTAGCAGTTATCCAATATAGGATCAATTATAAATATCTCCCCAATTTTCACCAGATTCATAGTCAACTTTGTTAGGTACATCTAATTGCACAGCATTTTCCATGATATCAATTATTTTTTTAGCATGTTCTGGAGACTCTACAGATAAATCTAATTCATCATGTATTTGTATATGAGCAACTATTCCCTCTTTATACAATTCTAACATTGATTTTTTAGTCATATCCGCAGCAGAACCCTGAATTAATTTATTAAGAGCTTTATAAGTCCCAGCTCTTTTAATCCCTGGTCCGTGTTCCAAGAGTGCCTCTTCATGAGGCAATGCTTTATGCATACCAAAACTATTAGGTTCCCATAAATGGAATCTGCATAAACGACCAAGCAATGTTCTTATTTGACCACGTTCCTGTGCTCTATTAGAAGCAGCATTCGTTAGTTGTTTAACAAATGGAACTTTAGAATGATACTGATCAAATAGTTCAGCAGCTTTTTCTTTAGATACACCTAATTCAGCTTGTAATTTTGTCTTACCCATTCCATAAAATAATCCTAAGTTAATAGTCTTAGCTTGTGATCTTGGAATGTTTGCCATATCAGCTACGACTTGGTGGAAATCTGTATCAGGATCATCTTTATAAGATTCAACAACATCGTATACTGATGGAAACTTATATAAAGATGCATAATGTACAACTAATCTTGGTTCCTGTTGTGAGTAGTCAAAACAACCCCATTTATGTCCTTCCTCAGGTAAAAATAAAGAACGTATCATAGGTCCTAATTCTTTATTACGTGCTGGTATTTGTTGTAAATTTGGATTGTTATAAGAAAATCTACCTGTAACAGTTCCACCTTGATCAGAACGTATTTGATTGATCTCAGCATGAATCCTACCTTTATGTTCATATTCAAAGATACCATCAATAAAATCTCTATGTGCCTTATTAACTTCTCTTATTTGAGAAATCTTTCTAGCAATAGGATGACTATGTTCTTGTAAAAAGTTTTTAGTAAAAGTTGGATTATCAGTAACTGCAGATCTTTCATAAGGTATTTTTAATTGATCAAACAATTTAGCAACTTGTCTTGGAGCATCTACATTTATATCTACTCCAGTTTCTTTTTTGATATCTAATAAAAGACCCTCTTCTTTTGCAACTAATTGTTTTTTTAAAATAGAAGCACGTTCAACATCTACTCTCACACCTTTAAACCTCATATCTACAAGGCATGGGAATAAATCGGTTTCTAAATTAAATATACTTTCAATATCTTGACGAAGAATTTCTTTTTTAAAACTTTGCCAAAGAGCTAAAGTAAGTTCAGCATCCTTTTCAGCATAAGCTCCAACTTGAAATGCAGGAAGTTTCCAAAGATCTTGTTTAGGATTTAATCCTCTGGACTTGGCAGCTTCATTTAAAGCTTGTTCATTTTTACCATATCCAAGATAATCCCAAGACAATTCATTTAAAGAATATCTGTATCTATTTTCATCAATCAAAGAGGCCGCAATCATAGTATCTACAATTAAACCATTGATTTTAATACCTAATTTCTTTATCCAACATACGTCATACATAGCATTATGAAACACTTTTATAGCATCTGTTGCCATTGTATCGGCAAACCATTTTAAAACTTTTGATCTATCCATGTTGACTCCTGAGCCATGAGCTATAGGAAAATAAAAAGATTTTCCTGGTACACCAACAGCTATACCAACTACTTCTCCATTACCTATAATAGAACCAGATCCTTTTTTAGTAAGATCAGGATCTCTTGTTTCTAAGTCAACAGATATTTCATCATACGATCTTAGATCTGGAAATTCTTCTGGTTCAACCCATTCCGTTTGTGCTTCAAATATTGGTACTCTCATATTGCATACTCCTTTCCTAAAATTGATTTACTTTTTTCTATAGGTACTTTATAAAATTTTTCATTAAATTTTACATATTTATTTGGATTTTCTTCTAATGGAGAATTTAAAATATCTTTATCTTCAATAACAAGACATCTATTTAAATTTTTATTAATACTAAAATACTTACATTTACCATTAAAAAATTTTAATTTTCTGTAAGGTATGTTTATTGTATTAAATGGAAAATCACCATCACTATCCCAATTACTTCTAACTTCTACTTCTGCTGTTATAAATATAGAATTATCTTTAGGATCAATTACTTTTAAATCAACTCCAAACTTATCTCCTTCTATAACATTATAAGACGGGTACATTTTTTTTAAAATATTTATAACAAATATTTTTCCTTTACGATCATTTTCTTCATAAAGTTTCTTGTCAAATTTTTTAAACATTATAATCCCTTTCAATAACCATTTCTAAATAATGAATAGCTTTTAATATATCTTCTTTTTTACCTTTCAATTTATGTCTACATATATACTTGATTGCATTACCTTCCGCAAATGGTAAATTATTTTCATTTATAAATTTAGAAGGTTGTATTTTCATTAATTTGTAATGAGCTCCTCCCACTTGTTTAAAAAACGTTTTATTTGTCATAGTTGATAACCATACCTTTCTTTTTTTGATTTAAGGATATATAGATTCTCCATTGACCTAGTAGAACCTACATACCATACCCTGTTTTCCTCATCTTGTTTATCTACATTGATTGCAACAGATTTTCTTATTTTATCTGCGTTATCTAATACTAAGACAACGTTTTTACATTCTCCACCTTTTGCTGCATGTATTGTAGATACTTCAATCCTTGGCTCCTCACTTAACTTTTCATTATTAGATAACATTGTTCTAATATAAAGCTGTTTACTTTGTTCAACATTAGTAAACGTTTCATACCAAGGAATTCCTTTTTCATATCCTAAATCTTCAATGACAACTTGTAATTTGTTTTTAAATTTATCTTCTTCATATTCTTCATTTAAATATTCATATATATCTTTACAATCTATACTTGTAATAGTTTTACCTGATGTTAAATCAGTCCAACGTAAAATAGATTTATACAATGCACTATCAAAACTTTTACCGTATTGATTTTTAAAATATAAATTTCTTTCTTTTAAAAAATTGGATATTTCTAAAGATCTATATATTGTTCTAGTTAAAATTAACCATTTATCATTAAATAAATCAATATTATCAAGGTTAAATACATGTTCAACCTTTCCTTGTATTATGTTACCGTTATTGTCTTTTTTTGCATAATATTTCTTTTCTTTCCGTGGTCCCTGAATCCTGCTGAGTATTACATTAGATATGTCTAATACAGATTGTGGAATACGTCTTGATTGCTGCAATACTTCTTCAATAGCTGGTTCGTTAATAAATCTATTTACATCTGCTCCTGCCCAAGCAAATATCGCCTGGTCATCGTCTCCTGCAAGAAATACATCTTTAGAATGTGCTTTTAATATATCAAACATCTGCCATTGAATAGGAGATAGATCCTGTGCCTCATCAATAAAGATAACTTCAAACGATGGACATAGGTCTGGATTAGATACAAACTTAACGATCATATCAGTATAATCATCTAAGTTATTTTGTTTTTTAAAGTTTAAAAAATT